TTACAATTCAACCGTTTGCGTACTCGCAACCGGCATGGGTAAAACCGTCGTCGCTGCGAAGCTCATCGGGGAATGGGAGCAAGGTAATTGCTTGTTCCTTGCACACACGAAAGAGCTTGTATCCCAAGCTGCGGACAAGATCGAATCCGAACTCGGATACCGGCCTGCGGTCGAAATGAACGTGAGTACGGCATCCATTGACACTATGTACTCGGGGGGCATGACCATTGTCGGCAGCGTACAGACAATGCGTAGCGACAAGCGATTGAGAAAGTATGCGAACTACCCGTTTGGATTGATAATTATCGATGAATGCCATCACGCCACATCTGCGGGGTTTCGCAAGATCATCGACTATTTCCGCAAGTTGAATCCACACCTCAAGGTCGTCGGCATCACGGCGACGCCGAATCGAACCGACGGATCGGCGCTTGGGATCGTGTTTGAGTCGGAAGCGTATCAAATGGGAATTGTGGCCGGTATTGATGGCGGTTGGCTTGTTCCGATCAAGCAAGAATACGTTATCGTCAGTGAAATCTGTCTCGATAACGTCGAGGTCAAGAAAAACAAATTCGGCGAAATGGACTTCACGGACAAGAGCGCCGAAGACATCATGACAGACGAAGTTCTGCACAAGATGGTTCGCCCGATCATCGAAAAGGCAGGCGACCGCCCTACCCTGATTTTCAACGCGAATGTTCGGCAAGCGCATGAAATGGCGATGATCCTGAACGATCACCAGCCGAATTCGGCGATGGCGATTGACGGCACCATGAGTAACGACGTTCGGAAGCGTGCGGTCAGAGATTTCGAGGACGGCAAGCTACTTAGACTGTGCAATTTTGGCGTATTTTGCGAGGGATTCGACGCGCCGAACTGTGCCGCAATTGCCATGGCTCGATTGACCAAAAGCGAAAGCGTCTATACGCAGATGATGGGCCGTGGCTTGCGGCCTTTGCCGGGCGTCGTGGATGGGCCAAATCTTGTGGACGCGATGGACCGCAAACTATCAATCCTGTCGAGTGCCAAACCGAACGTGCTGATCCTCGATTTTGTGGGCAACAGCGAACACAAAATAGCGTCGGTTTACGACGTGTTGGGCGGCAACTACGACATTGAAACCCGCGAATTGGCAGCAGCAGAAGCCAAGACGCAGCCTAACGCCGACATCCAAGAAATGCTCAAACAGGCAGCAGCGTTGATCGAAATGGAACGAAAATGGGCGCATCGTAAACAACTCGTGACGTCGGCAAACTATTCCAGCTACGAGGTAGATCCATTCGGCGACGGCGCACGGCCCGCACTACACACCCAGACTGAATATCGCGGCGGCTCATCAGACGCGCAGGTAGGGATTCTCGTCGAACTCGGAGTGCCACGCGAAAAGGCATTGAAGTACTCGAAGAAACAAGCAGGTACCGTGATCGACAGCGTAGGCAAGACCAAATGCACGCGAAGGCAGGCGGCCACGTTGAGTAAGCACGGCATCTCGCTCGACGGAGTGGGAGTGTCTCACGCATCCCGTATCATCAGCGCGATCGCTGCAAATGGGTGGAAACGCCCGGAGGTAATACCAGAATGACAATGACATCATGTGCAATTGGAAAATACCGATCCTTTCTTTCTGCTAAATCGCAGATCGGCATGAACGATGGGTTTGAACCGTTATGGTTGCCGGACTTCCTTTTTAACTTCCAACGGACATTGGTGGAATGGGCTGTGCGTCGTGGCCGGGCGGCATTGTTCGAGGATTGCGGACTTGGTAAGTCGATACAGGAACTTGTATGGGCGGAGAATGTCATTCGTCACACAAACAAACCGGTTTTACTGTTGACCCCTTTGTCGGTCGGCGGGCAGATGTTGCGAGAGGCCACACGGTTTGGCATCGATGCGGTACGATCGGCCGACGGGTCGTTCGCGGGCAAGCGAGTTGTAATCGCAAACTACGAGAGGTTGCATTACTTTAACTCCAGCGATTTTTCGGGAGTGGTGTGCGATGAGTCCAGCATTCTGAAAAACTTCGACGGCAAGCGGAAGGCAGCGATAACGGAGTTCGTGCGGACTATCCCCTATCGCCTGCTTTGTACTGCGACGGCCGCCCCTAACGACTACATCGAACTCGGCACATCGTCCGAAGCGTTGGGCGAGTTGGGTTATCAGGACATGATTACTCGGTTTTTCAAACAGGAAACGCAAAAAGACCACCTCGGTTGGGGCCGGACTAAATACCGGATGCGCGGTCACGCAGAAAACGATTTTTGGCGGTGGGTGTGTTCGTGGGCTAGGGCGGTTCGCAAGCCGAGCGACATGGGGTTTGACGACGCGGAATTCCTACTGCCTGACCTTGTTACCGAAGAACACGTTGTTGAGGCAAGGGTGAAACGGTCTGGACATTTATTCGACGTGGCGGCTGTCTCTTTGCAAGAGCAACAAGAAGAGGGGCGAAGGACGTTGCCGGAACGGTGCGAGAAGGCCGCCGAACTTATCAACCACACGGGGAAACCGGCCGTCGCGTGGTGCCACTTGAACACGGAAGGAGACATGCTTGAAAAGTTGCTGCCGGGGTCGGTTCAGGTCAGCGGTTCGGATTCCGACGAGGCTAAAGAAGAGGCGTTCGAGGCGTTTTCCGAAGGGAAAATTCGCGTGCTTGTCACTAAGCCGAAAATGGCCGGGTTCGGTTTGAATTGGCAACACTGTTCCCATCAGACCTTTTTCCCGTCACACAGTTTTGAGCAATTCTATCAGGCGATTCGACGGTGTTGGAGATTTGGGCAAACGAACCTAGTTAAAGTCGATGTGGTTGCGAGCGAAGGACAATTCGGCATCCTGGCCAACCTGCAAAGAAAATCGGCCGCGGCCGAGGTCATGTTCGGGAAGCTAGTCGAGTTGATGAACGACCAATTGCGAATTAAACACGAAGATCCATACACACAGAAAGGGAATGTTCCATCATGGCTATCGTCGATCAAGAGCTAACCGAGCAATACGCGATTTACAACGGCGACTCGTGCGAGGTATTACCAACCCTGCCTACGGATTCAGTTCATCTGTCTGTCTATTCGCCACCGTTTGCGGTGGAAGGCGGAGGATGTCTGTACCACTACTCGTCATCGGAACGCGATCTTTCGAACGCCCGTACTTACGGCGAGTTCTTTGATCATTACGGGTTCATCGTCGAACAGATTCACCGGGTTACGCTTCCCGGCCGCATCAGTGCCGTTCACTGTATGGACGTTCCAAGGGACGGGGCGAACGTGTGCGGATACACGGACTTCCCTGGCGATATCATTCGTCTTCACGAGAAGATCGGGTTCGAGATGTTGCCGAGAATCTGCATCTGGAAAGAACCTCTTGAGGTACGTAATCGAACCATGAGCAAGGCACTCGCCCATAGAACGATCGTAGAAGACGCAACCCGCACAAATGTTGCGGCTGCTGACTACCTTATCCCATTCCGCAAGAAGGGCGTAAACCCGATCCCCGTAACGCACGTTAACGGGTTCACGCGGTATATCGGTGAACGACAAGTGCCGGGCAACCTGCACCGGTACAAGGGGTGGAAGGGCAACCAGATCGAGAACCGCTACTCTCACTACGTTTGGCGGAATTACGCAAGCTGTTTTTGGGACGATATTCGGGTTGGCCGCGTACTTCCGTATCGAGAGGCAAGAGATCACGAGGACGAGAGACACGTTCACCCAATGCAACTCGATGCCATTGAGCGTTGCGTGGAGATGTGGTCCAACCCCGGCGAGACGGTGCTTACGCCATTCATGGGAGTTGGGTCTGAGGTTTACGGGGCCGTCATTAACGGGCGAAAGGGAGTAGGAGTGGAACTGAAACCATCTTACTTCCGACAGGCCAAACGCAATTTGTTCGAAGCAGAAAAACACGCCAACAAAGAGGAACCGAAGGGTCTGTTTGACCAAACACCCGAAGACTCAGATTGCCCGCGAGAGGTCGAGGAGGATGCAGAATGAGTGCCGTTAATCGCTTCATCAAACGACTCGACGAAATGGGACTGTCGCTCAAGCGGACCGGCCCCGACGCCTTCGTTTTAGTCGGACCCGCCGAGAACAAAACGGCCGAGGTAATCGCCGCGTGTAAGGCGTTCAAACCCCTGCTCCGCGACATTTACCCCTGGGGTGACGAAACCTATCCTTGGGACGCCGATCCGCCGCTATCGGCACCGGAACCGACCGCAAAACCGTGATTCCCCCGACGTTGGCGACGACGCCGGGGGAGAAGTGGACTGCGGACAATGCGACGACGCTGAGGATACCGTACGCGATGGAGTGGGGCAGGGGCACGATGACGACTCACTACCCGATCCCGGTTTCAACGTCGCCGACTTGTCCTTCGGGCAGTTGCTCGAACTCTGGCACCGTGCCCGCGACGAATCCGCCCGATGTGCCGATATCCTGCACGACACGATCGGCAGACAGTACCGACATGAAACCGAACCCGAATGGTGCGGCCGTCGCCACCACGCCGAGGCCGATTGCGACACGGCAAGCCGAGCCGAGGTCATTGTTCGAACCGCACTAACAGGATTCTGCCGCGACGCGTTCCGGCTTGCGGCCGAGATCGATGCCGAGTGGTTCGGCGAGATGTTGAGCGGATACGCGACGCGACAACTACGGTCGCTGATCGAGGAATCGAAACGGGCTGAAATCCGGCTACAGAAACTGCTTACAAAGGAGACGTTACGCTATGGCTGACACCGACCGACCGTACCCCGAATCTGTCGAACACATCGAGCCGAAGTACCGCATCGGGCAACAACTGCCACTCACGCCTGAGAACCCGACGTACCCGCTTGTGATCGTCGGGATGCGAATCATCGTGCATAGCACGACGCCAGTACAACTCACCGTTGCACCGGCAGAATGGGAGTACCTGCTAAAGCGAAAGACGCGGCGTGGGTACCATCCCTACGCCGAGGTAGTTTCCAACCATGCATGGCACCTCGAATCCGAAATCGCCTACGAAATGGGGCAGTAATGACGTTCCCGCACCATGCCGCGATGCTCACGCTCATCGCGATCGCCTTCGATGACAAAATCACTGTAGATGACGGGCAGATCGTACTCGAAATCAACGGCAGCGGGTTGCTCCCCGACCACGGCACGGCGAAGGTCGTATTGAACGATGCCGAACTGGAGGCGCTCGAATCGCGGGGATGGATCGAACACCGCGACAATGGCGAAACTGTCGCCACGGAACAGGGCCGGTACGCGGTCAAACGATGGTACGACCTGGATCAACAGACGAAACGAAAAGCCATGAAAACGCTATATCCTCATTAGTGGGCAATACTATGACGAAGGCATACGATCGGCTCACGGCGACCGTCGAACTCGGTTGCGAGTGCGGCACACGAACACTGTGCACTGCAGACACAAGGCAAGCCGCGTACGCCAAGGTGTCCGCGTCGGGCTGGCGATGGACTGACAACTCGGGTGCGTCATGTTCAAGTTGGCGATGGGCCAACGGGTTGCTGCCGATCTGTCCAACCTGTTCGCGAAAGATAGGAACAACAGAATGACTGACCGCACCGCGTTCCGACCGCTTGGCAACCGACCGCCCAAGCCTTGCGAATCCGCGTGCTCGCCGTGGGCAAGTTGCCTGCTCACCTGCAACCGCATGGCACACGGCTATTACTTCACACGACGGACTGGCACCGGCCTCTACTTGTGCCAGAAATGCTACGAAGAAATCAACATGATTAACACGAAAACCTAAACGGAGAATCGAAATGTCGGATGAACCATGCTACGCCTACGTCGGTCCATACCTGCGATGCAAACGCAAAACGGAACCCACCGAGGTTAAATCCTGGGGGTGCTCAAGCCCCGCTTGCGACGGCGAGACAATCGGCAAATTCTGCGGAGAATGCGGGAAGGCAAACGAAGAAAAAACCGCCACGTTAGAACGGCAGATGGGCAGTTTACACATCCTGTACAAAGGGACTGTTAACCCGTTCCGATACCCAAGGTACGCCGACAACCGCGAAATCCTGATTCCGATTGACGACTTAGCAGATTCGGCAATCGAGGTGGAAATCGCCAGCGACGATTTCGAGGCGGCGAACCTTATCGACGTGGACAGAGGCGCGGCGAAAGCCACGCTACAAGCCCACCTGCCAAAACTGCGAGAGATTTACAGCGAAGTCGAATTCTGTTGGGGACTACTGACGTGGAGTGAATGAGTTCCGGCAATGCGACGGATAATATGATTGCATGAGGAACGAACTTAGTTGCATCTAAAGAATATGAAAAAGGACAAGCCACAATTCGAGGGCGAAAGATGAAATGGTACGCCGGGACTAATGACACAGACAATATATTCGTGGCTGACAGCGCCGTCCTGGATCAACGCGGGTCGCCAATGATTTATCGCATCCAACCAGAATTGAGCGAAGGTAGTAATGACATGACTGGTCGCTATTGGGGCACTATCGACGGACTTCTTATCCACACTGGCACGATGCTCAAATGCGCTCGCGTCTGCAACGAACTCGAAGCCGAACTCACGGGAGGGAAACGGGCGACATGAAAAAGCAAAGCAAACTCAACGGCCGTCCCAAGACGATCAGCGACATTTCGTTAGTGACCACACTGACGCAATTCCGCGGCAACTACAGCCGAGTCGCCGCGTTCCTGAACGTCACACGCACCGCGATACAAAACCGCGTCAACGACAGCGAAGAACTGGCCGCACTCGTCGCATCCCTTCGCGAAAGCCGAATCGATGCGCTCGAGGAATCGCTATTCCTTGCGGGCGAATCCGGCGAACCGTGGGCCGTCTGTTTCGGACTCAAGACGGCAGGACGGCACCGCGGCTACAATGAACGCCAACAGATCGACATGAAATCGCAACTCACCGGACCAAACGATGGACCGATTCAGCATGAACACGCCGCAAAACCCGAAGTCACTCAAGCCGCACTCGCTGCATTCCTCGGCGACTTCGGCATCACTTTCGACAGCGAACCCACTTCAGGCGGTGGCGACCTACAACCGGACGGTACGCGATAATCCGTGGATCGGCGGACTTGGCAGCGTAGTACACCCCAAGCAAGTACAATTCCTGCTCCACACCCACACCCGCGATGTGTTCTTCGGCGGCGCGGGCGGTGGCGGCAAGTCTCAGGCGATCTGGTACGGGGCGCTTCAGTACGTGGACACGCCCGGCTATGCCGCCCTGATCCTGCGACGCACCTACGCGGACCTTGCAAAACCCGGTGCGCTGATGGATCGTTCGAGGGAATACCTGCACGGCACGGGCGCGATATGGAACGGTACCGACAAGCAGTGGACGTTCCCGAACGGTGCGAAAATCGTATTCGGCTACCTGCAAAATGATGCTGACGTGCTGCAATACAAATCGACCGAGTTTCAGTACATCGCGTTCGACGAACTGACCGACTTCAGCGAGTATCAATTCACGTTCTTGTTCACTCGCTTGCGTGGCCGTGCGATCGGACCCGTGGCCGACGTGCCCCTGCGAATGCGGAGTGCGTCAAACCCTGGCGGACCCGGCCACACCTGGGTGCGAACGCGGTACGTCGATGGCAAGACACGCGATCCGAAGCGGGTATTCATCCCGGCAAAAATGGATGATAACCCATCCCTCGATACCGCGGAGTATCGCGAATCGCTCGCCAACGCCGACCCGATCACACGCGGACAGGTTGAGCGGGGCGATTGGGACGCGGTGCCCGGCGGCCGGTTCCTGCCCGAGTGGTTCCGCTACTACTGGACCGATCAAGGCTTTATTCACACCGATGGCGGCGAGCGGTTCCTGCTCAAGTCCTGCTCGATATTCCAGACCTGCGACCCGTCCGCAAGCGACTCGGCCAGCGCCGACCACTTCGCACTATCGACGTGGTTGATCTCGCCGAAGTCGTGTTTGCTCTGGATCGGTTGTCACCATGCGCGAATGGAAATTACCGCGCAGTTCGACACATGCAAGCGGCTCTACCGATTGTTCAAGCCGCTCTACCTCGCCGTCGAGGAAGTGATGAACATGCGGGCATTGGCTCAACTGTTGAGGAAGTCTACCGATCCGATGATGGCGATTAAAAGTGTGTCGCCGATGGGGTTGAAGAAGCTCGTTCGTGCGACTGGTGCGATGGTGATGATGGAATCCGGC